CCCCGCCATACTTACCGCCGCGCCATTTCGCGGATTGCCACAACCGGAAGCGCACGATCGAATTAAATTTAACGACGACCTATACAGAGAGACTAACTTCTCCGGGCGCTTTCGTGTTATGCCCTGACTTTTCAGGGATATATCCTTTTCAGTAAACTGTCAGTGCCGGATTCTCACCCGTGTCCGGCGCACGCACTCCACCTCACCCGTGGAGAACTCCTTAATTACCAACCCTCAGGAGGGTGAAATGACTAGTAAAAATGTAAATATCCAGTTTAACCACGATGTTTCTCCTGCTGGACTTGCGGATGAACTCACTGCTATAAAAACGGCAATTATGCTACTTGCTGCTAAGTTGCCAGCAGCATCACAACCATCAGATATTTGTGACTCATTACGTAAGATGAATTCAACAAAATGCAACGAGATGGCATCACTTATTGAAATAGCTATTGATTTTAATGATTAATCGAAATCTCATGGCTAACTGTAACACTCCCGTCTGTGGCGGGATGCTTTAAATCACAGGAATTAATGCTTCTTGTTGCGAAGTAATTTTCAATGGGGTTCATTCGAATCCCTTTCTGTTTCATTAACAAGCCAAATCCCTTATCAATGATGTCCATTAATTCCAAGAAGTATTTTTTATGTAAATCCTGGTTATCAGAGAGTTGCTTCTCTTCGTACAGTCCGATAAAGGCACGACGCACGTTACCGGATATATTATCGATGGTTTCTTTTTCTACGGTACTCAGGTCAAGAGTCGCCAGTTGAGAGCGAACCACATTCGATGCCATTTCCTGGAATGGTACTGGTAAATCTTTAAATTCCATCGTCAACCTCATCAGTCAGTGTTTCTGGTTAACCAGCGACGCGCGCCAGCTTCAGTTTTAAACGTTTTGCTTCTGGTATACGTCATCGCGGTGAACGCGCCGTCCTGGTTTGGAAACACGCCACATACCAGAGATTCGTTGTTGCCAAGATCGATAGTATCCATGCTGACCTCATTTCCCCTTAACGCCAGGGTAGCGGAACTGTTTGCTGAGAACACCGTGCGGTGTCTTGATGAGTGAAATTTAGAATAACCTAAGAATTGTGGTCAAGCTTTTTATGTAGGAAAACCTAAGTTTTTTGATGTAAAAAACACAAGTATTTGAAAGTTTGTGCTTTTTATTACAGAGAGTGGCGAAAAAAAGGGGGGGGTTATTTATTTGCGCTTCTTTTGCGAGCTTTGAGTAGTTCTTCAAAAAGTTTGTTGAAATTCTCAACTCGAGCACGCATCTCTGACAACAGAGCCTTTTGCTCTGACTCAGGCAGTGCGTCGAACAGTTGAAGCAACTCTTTTTGATCTTCTGTCAGATTAACTGGCTGATTATCTGGGATCGGTTCGCCTGGTTGCTTATCTTCATCTCCAAAAAGAAGCCAAGTCGGTGAGCACTGGAGCGCCTGGCTCAGTGCGAATAATCTCTTCCCTGCTGGCTGTGTTTCATCTCTTTCCCATTGAGAAATTGTTACGTGAGCCACTTTGACCAGCTTACCTAATGCGGCCTGAGACAGTTTTAATTTTTTACGCCTGTATAAGAGGCGAGCACCGAAGGTTTCGTTTTTCATATTAGGTAATTCTAATTTTTCTTGACTTAGGTTTCTCTACGATCTAGTTTCCTTAGGAAAACCTAAGGAGTTCGATATGTTGAAAATTGATGCTATAGCGTTTTTTGGCAGCAAAACAAAGCTTGCCAATGCCGCAGGAGTTAGGCTGGCAAGCGTTGCTGCATGGGGGAAACTGGTTCCTGAAGGTCGCGCGATGCGTCTACAGGAGGCATCCGGCGGGGAACTTCAGTACGACCCCAAAGTTTATGACGAATATCGTAAGGCAAAGCGGGCGGGGCGGTTGAACAATGAAAATCACCCCTGAACAGGTTTGTGAGGCTCTGGATACCTGGGTATGTCGACCAGGAATGACACAGGAGCAAGCGACGATATTAATCACGGAAGCATTCTGGGCTCTGAAAGAACGCCCGAACATCGATGTTCAACGCGTCACGTTTAATGATGGCGAGGTTGATCAACGGGCGCTGGGCGTTAACCGGGTGAAGATATTCGAACGCTGGAAAGCTATCGACACCAGGGATAAGCGGGAAAAATTCACGGCGCTGATTCCGGCAATTATGGAGGCTATCCGGATCAGCGATTTCAGGTTGTATTGTGAAATTACTGACGGGAAAAGCATTACGTACATGATCGCCGGGTTAAACAAAGAATATGGCGATGTGGTGGAGTCCGGGCTGCTTTTTGCGGATCCATCTGTTGTGGAACGTGAGACTGACGAGCTTATAGAAAAAGCTATTGCTTTCAAGCATGCGTATCGTCAGCAATATCAATATTACTTTGCAGATAAACAAATGTCTGCCAGGGGTTCGTATGAGTATCGATGCACTACGATGGGCTAAAAAGGTGAAAACCGGCAGTTCATCCAGTAAGTCTGTATTGACCTGGCTTGCTGATATGTGCGGTGCCGATTTGTGTGCATACCCGTCTGTATCTGCACTGGCAGAAGTAACGGAACTGAACAAAAAGACTGTGCAGGACAGCTTACGACACCTGATGGAGATTGGGTTAATTGTTGATACCGGTGAGAGAAAAGGCAGAACAAAGCAAATTGTGGTGTACCGACTTATCGGTGTAGAAGAAAGTGTTGCCGAGCCTGAATACACCCAAAAACGGGAGTCTTTAAAGGTGGGTAAAATTGGTACTGTTAATAAAAACAGTACCGAAAATGGTTATGTTTCAGCACAAAACAGACCCAAAAACGGAACTCTTAGCTGCATGGAAAATAACCAAAGACACCCAAATTTTCCATCAAAGACACCCAAAAACGGATCACGGAACCCAAAGGAACCCAAAGATCTAAACCCCACACATAACGCACGCGAGAGTGCTCCGACCAGTGAGCATGAAGTTTTGTCGTTACAGGCAGCACCCCTTGTATTCCTGGATGGCCTGAGCGAACCCATCGGAAAATTTCCGATGACCGATAGCTGGTATCCGTCACGGGATTTTCGACGACGGGCTGCGTTGTGGGGGATGGCTTTGCCGGAGACTGAATTTACACCTGCTGAACTTGCCGCCTTCCGGGACTACTGGGCAGCGGAGGGGAAAGTGTTTACGCAGATTCAGTGGGAGCAGAAATTCGCCCGTCACGTAAATCACGTCAGGGCGCAGGTTAAACCAGTCAGCAAGGGGGTAAACCATGCAGCAGCACCAGGTGGCACCGCATCACGGGCAGTTCAGGAAATTCGGGCAGCACGTGAGCAGTGGGAACGTGAAAACGGATTTATCAGCGACAGAAACGGCCTGGAAGCTGTGGGAACTCATGGGGGAGGTTTATTCGAACCGCTGGACCCAGAAGAACGGGGCCGCACCTTCGAAGCTCTGGATTGCACAGATTGGCGCGATGACTGAGCAGCAAATCCGACAGGTCTGCCGCCAGTGCATGGACCGCTGCCGGGCGGGTGAAACATGGCCTCCGGACCTGGCTGAGTTTGTGGCGCTGATTTCAGAAAGCGGGGCCAATCCATTTGGCCTGACGGTGGATGCTGTGATGGAGGAGTACCGCCGCTGGCGTGATGAGTCCTGGCGATATGACGGAAGCGACAAATATCCGTGGCCTCAGCCTGTGCTGTACCACATCTGCCTCGAAATGCGTACCAGAGGGATTGAGCGCCAGATGACGCAGGGTGAGTTAAAACGACTTGCGGAACGGCAACTGACGAAATGGGCAAAGCATGTTGGTAACGGGATGAGTGTTCCGCCAGTGCGACGACAACTGGAAGGGGCGAAACACCCGCAAGGGCCAACGCCAATTGAACGGCTGAAACAGGAATACGAACGCCGGAAGGCAGCTGGTTTTATTTGAATCTGAGAAACGATTTTGTCGGAGGAAATTTTAATGGAAACCGTATTTGACGCACTGAAAGCAATGGGAAAAGCCACATCGGTAGAACTGGCCGCGCGACTTGATATCAGTCGTGAAGAGGTTCTCAACGAGCTGTGGGAACTCAAAAGAAATGGCGTCGTTGATAAAACTGGTCACACCTGGTTTCTGGCTGGCGAAGGTGAATCCCGGGTAACCGAAGAGCGGCCAGTAAAATCTGAAGCACAGGATATGCTGAGCGGGGAGGTCGAACAAAAAGTTACCGCAGACATGATGATTGAGTTTATCGGTCAGGATGGTGCTAAAACGTGTGAGGAACTGGCGGGTAAGTTCGGCGTCAGTACTCGCAAGGTTGCCTCCACGCTGGCGGTGGTAACCGCAACGGGGCGGCTGGCACGCGTTAATCAGAACGGTAAATTTCGTTACTGCATGCCGGGCGATAATTTACCAGCAGAGCCGAAAGCCGCGCTGGTAACGGAAAGTGATGGTAAGGCCTTTCCTCAGCCAGCAGGTGCTGCGTTACCAGTCCGGGAAGCCGCAACACAGGAAGAAATTAAAACAGAAACTGTGGCGGACATTGTGCAGCCGTTGCCATCGTTTACCGAAACGCAAGCAGATGAGCTGATTTTTCCGTCCCTTCGCAGGGCAAACCTGGCGCTGCGCAGGGCGAAAAGTGATGTTCAGAAGTGGGAGCGAGTCTGCGCCGCGCTGCGGGAGCTGAACAAGCACCGGGATATTGTTCGACAGATTACTGATTCTTCCCGCCGTGTTGTATCGGAAAAGTGATTGCCGGAGGCGCTTATGGCAAAAGTATTTACACCAGAAGAGCGGGAAGAAGTGAAGGCGCGCATTGTGGAATTCGTGCGCCTGAGCGGACGAGAAACTTTTCGACAACTGGCAGATAAAACGGGGGTCAGTAAGACCGCTATTCGTCGTTTATCTGGTGCGCTTGCGGCCAGTGGTGATGTCTGGCTCTCTGGTTGCGGGGTATTTCCATCAGAGCAGGCGTATCGCGTATGGCGTAAGACACCGGAGAAGGCTGCTGACCCGACACTGATTCGAAAGTTACCTGACGGAGAAATACGTCGTTACAACAGACGGCAGAACATAATTTGTCGTGAGTGCCGCCAGAGCGAAGTTATGCAGCGTGTGCTGGCGTTCTATCGGGGAAACTTTCAGGAGGTGATGGAGTGAGGGTCAGAGTTTATATTGCCGGTCCAATGACGGGATATGAAAATTTCAACCGTGAGGCGTTTCACAAGGCGGAAGAGGAACTGAAACGGGAAGGGCATACCGTCTTAAACCCGGCAGTACTTCCGGACGGGCTGACACAGCCGCACTACATGGATATTTGCATGGCAATGATTCGTTGTGTGGATGCGATTTACATGCTGAATGGCTGGCAGCGGTCAGCGGGCGCTAAGGCAGAGCTGGCACTGGCGGAGAAACTGGGGCATGCGGTGATTTATCAGGAGGTGGCTCAATGAGAGAGGTTAACTATGAGGCGCTTCGTGAGGCAGCACAAAACTATCAGTCGACGCTGGCGTGGTATCAGGCTATCCCGGACAGCCCAAATGCTGAACGGGATTGTGATGCGGCTCTTGCTGCGTTTAAGCGTCACATCCGTCATCGGGAAGCGGATATTATCGCTGATTTGCTGGATGGACTGGAAGAAGCAAAATCACAACTCAACGAGCAGCGTGAGTATTACGAAGGCGTTATCTCTGATGGGAGCAAGCGTATTGCTGAACTGGAAGCGCGGGAAGTTCAATTACCGACTCGCTACGACCTTCGATATGGACACCCGATAAATGCAGATGAGCGACATGTCATGATACCTAAAGAAAATGGCAGTTGGCTTTACCTGATTGACCTAGAACACGCATTACGCGTCGCTGGCATTCGCATCAAAGGAGAGGAGCATGGAAATAAAACCAGAGGATGAGTTAAGCAATATCGTTTTATTTCCGGTAAAAGAGGATGACCCT